GGGGAAGGCGAGGTCGAAATCGTTTTTTCGAACGGCAAGACCGAAATCGAGGGCGTGCCGGCGCGCGTGGTCGAAGGCGATGTCTGGCGCGACCACACGCTGGGCAAGATGCTGCGCGATCCCGTCATGCTCGAAGGTGCGCCGTTGCCGTCGCAGCTAGTCGGCTATGCGCTGTTCGTTGACGGCAAACAGGTCGCCTGGACCCCCCGTTCCGACGCGATCAACCTGGCACCGGGCCAGAAAGTGCAGATGGTCGACGACATCTACTTCGCCTGATCCCCACCTCTCCGGGGAAACCTCGCGGGGAGGGGATGCCACCCCTCCCCGGCCTTTTCGAACCGAATGAAGGACCGCCACAATGGACACCCTCGACAAGATGCAGGACGACAGCCTGGTCAAGGACCTGTTGCGCGAACAGACGCGGCTCGAAGGGCTGCGCGCGCCCTGGGAAAGCATCTGGCGGGACATCGACGAGCGGGTCAATCCACTGGGCGGTGGCGGCTGGAATGGCAAGGAAGCGCCCGGCAAGGTGCGTGGCCAGTATAATTTCGACGCGACCGCGATCGAAGGGCTCGACAAATTCGTGGCCGCGATCGCCGGCATCACGATCCCACGCGCGCAGCGGTGGCACGGTCTGAAATTTGCCGACCGCGAGTTGAACAAGCTGCCCAATGTGCGGCGCTGGTGCGAGCGTGCGACCGATCGGATGTTCGACATCCGCTATGCGCCGCTATCGGCGTTCGAAACGCAGGCGCTTGAGGGCATCCGCCAGCTGGGCAGCTATGGCACGACCGCGTTCTACATTTGCGAGGAACCGGGCCTTGGCCTGGTTTACAAGTCGGTCCATCTTTCGGAAATCTGGATTGACGAGAATTTTCGCGGCCTGATCGATACCGTTCATCGCAAATATACACGCACCGCGCGCCAGTGCCGCGAGCATTTCGGCGAAGCGGCGCTGACCCCCAAGATGGCCAAGGCGATTGGCGAGGGAAAGGGCGAAGCCGAGTTCGAATTGCTGCACGTGGTACGGCCGAACCCAAGCCGCAACCCCGAGGCGTTCGACTGGCGCGGCAAGCCGATTGACAGCATCCACCTGTGCATCGACGAAAAAATCATCATGAAGCGCAGCGGTTTCTATTCGAGCCCGTTTGCCGTTTCGCGCAACGTGACGGGACCCGGCGACGTCTATGGCCGATCGCCAGCGCTGAAAGTGCTGGGTACGATCATGGGCGTTAACCAGATGGCGCGGACCATTCTGCGCGCGGGGCAGAAGGCCACCGACCCGGCTTACGGTTTTTTCAGCGACGACGGCGTGACGCGGATCAACCTGAAACCCGGCAGCGCCACGCCGGGCCTGGTCAACGAAAATGGCCAGTTGCTGGTGCAGCCGATCCCGACCGGTGGCGATCCGCGCATCGGCGTCGACATGCTGCAGGGCGAGCGCGGCGTGATCAAAGAGGCGTTCCTCGAAAGCGTTTTCAAGCTCGTCACCGATGAAACCGTCCAGCGATCGGCAACCGCGGTTCTCGAAATTGCAGCAAAAACGGGCGTCCTGGTCGCGCCATTCGCGGGTCGTTACGAAACGGAAAACCTTGGCCCGACTACAATGCGCGAGCTTGATCTGGGCCTGCGCGCCGGCCAGGTCGAGCCGCTGCCGCCGGAAGTGATCGAAGCTGGCGCCGTGCCACTGCCGCAAATGGACAATCCGCTGTCGAAAATGGCGCGCATGCAGGAAGCGGCGGGCCTGACGCGCCTGATCGAAGTGCTGGCACCGTTCGAAGCATCCGAACCAGGTATCACTGGGGACGTGATCGACATGGACGCTGCCGGGCCCGGCGTCGCCGATGTGCTGAACGTGCGCCAGAGCTGGACGCGCAGCCCGGAGGAAATCAGGGCGCGCCGCGCGAAACGCGACGAGGCGAAAGCCGCCGCCGCTTCGGTGCAGGATCTGGCCACGGTCGCCGGTGCCACGGCTGATTTCGCAAAGGCCAACAGCTACGGCGAAGGCGTGCCTGCATGAGCAGCTATGTGCGCAATGCGCTGCGCTGGCGCGCGATTTTCCTGTCGCGCGATTTTCGCGAGATATTCCGCGCGCCAGAGGGCCCGCTGCGCAAGTCGGCCGAGCATGCTCTGGCCGACCTGCGCGACTTTTGCTTCGCCGAAAAATCGACGTTCCACAGCGACGCCCTGGTCATGGCGCGTCGCGAGGGCCGCCGCGACGTCTGGCTGCGCATCGCAGCCCATTTGAACCTGAACGAGCAGGAAACTTCCCAACTGATGGAGATCGACGATGGCGAATGAACCGGAAAACAACGACGGCGGTGCAGCGGGCGGCGAAGGTGCCGGCGGAAGCGCGGCCGACTTCCTGCCAGCAGGGGCCGGTGCCGGCGGCGCTGCCGCAGGCGCAGGGGAAGCTGGTGCGGGAGCTGGTGCCGAGGGTGGCGCGGCCGAGGGCCAAGGCGCCGGCGCTGCCAGTGTCAGCGACGAGGCATTCCTCGCCCTGCTATCGGCCGATGGCGGCGACGCCAGCAATCCGTCGAACCGCGACTGGGCCAAGGCGACGGGCATCAAGGACATCGACAGCGCCATTGCGCTGTTACGGGAAAACCAGAAAGCGGCGCGCGACAGCGGGCGCGTGAAGATCCCCGGCGAAAATGCCACGCCCGAGGAGCGTGCGGCCTATCACAAGGCGATCGGCGTCCCTGAAAAGGTGGAGGATTATAGTTTCGCGGCGCCCGAGGGCGTGCAGCTCAACGAGGGGCTGACCAAGGTGCTGGCAACGGCTGCGCTCGAAAGCGGCGTGCCCAAGGCCGCGTTCGACAATCTGGCATCGAAATTCATCGCCGCGCAGCTCGACGACATGAACGCCGAACGCACACGCCTCGACGGCGAGGCGGAAGGCTGGGCAACCAAACAGGGCGACAAGCTCGACGCCCAGCTGGCGCATGTCAACGCAGCCGTACGAGGGTTAAGCCTGTCGCCCGAGGACAACAGCAAATTGCGTTCGGCATTGGGTCCTGCCCGTGCGCTCGACATCCTGTCGAAGTTGGGCGCCGGCATGGCAGAGGATGTCATGCTGACTGGCGGCAAGGGCCGGTTCGGCGTGACGCCGGCGGAAGCGCAGGCCGAAATGAATCGCCTGAAAACCGACCCCGATTTCCACAAAAAGGTGCTAGTCAAGGGCAGCTCCGAACAGATGCGATGGAACCGGCTGCAGGACGCGGTCGGATCGGCAGCCGACCAGGCTGCAAAAGCCGCTTGACAGCGAGTCGCGACTAAAGGATTTTGAGCATCGGACGGGGGCCACGTGCCCCCGTCGTCAACGTCCCCGCCTAGCGCCGCGCAAGCGGTTGCCCGGGGCCCTGCAGCGGATGCTGTCGCCGATCGCGGGCGTTAAACGATAGAGCGGCCCGGGGAATTCCCCGCCTAGCCCTTCGACAATCGCCATCAACGATTTTCGACAGGGGGCAATCGCCATGTCATCGCAAGTACCCGCATCATTCCAGTCCAAGTACCAGAACAACGTCGAGCTGGTTCTTAACCAGCAAAAGCCGATGCTGCTCGATACCGTCACCGTCACCGACGATGCCAGCGCCGACAAGATCAAGATCCGCGACCTGGTCGGCAATACGCAACCGCAGGAAGCCGACGAGCGCCACGGCGACACCAAATACAGCAACACGCCGCACGATGGCGTCTGGCTGGGCAAGCCCAACGAGCTTTACTATGCCGAGCTGGTCGACAATGCCGACAAGCTGGGCACGTCGATCGACCTGCAGGGCGAATATACCATGTCGGGCGCCGGCACGGTCAATCGCTCGATCGACCGTCGCATCCTCGAAGGCATCTACGGGTCGATCGTGAGCGGCAAGGACGGCACCACCGTCACGGCGTTCCCGGCGGGCCAGATCGTGCCGGTCACGACTGGCGGCGCCTCCGGAGCGCAGCGCATGAACACGGCCAAGCTGCGCGCGGCGAACAAGCTGTTGATGCAGCAGTTCGTCGACATGAGCGAGCCGCGCTACATGGTCATCACGGCCGAACAGAACGACGACTTGCTGACCGAAGTGCCGCTGGGCTCGTCGGACTTCAAGGCGGTGTTCCAGGGCCGCGCCGAAAACGGCATCGTCATGGGCATGCTGGGCTGGACGTTCATCCCGCTCGAGCTGGCAAACCCGTTGCTGACGACCATCCCGCTGGCCGGGTATTCGCTCGACGGCAGCGGCTATCGCAAGACGCCGTTTTGGTTGAAGTCGGGCGTTCGCGCCAACTTCTGGCAGCGGCTGCGCACGTCGATCGACACGTTGCCCGGCAAAGTGCTGTCGACCCAGGTGTTCGCGGGCACGACGGTTTCGGCGACGCGCACCCAGGCCGGCAAGGTCGGTGTGATCCTCAACAGCGAAGCGTGAGTGTAACGGCGGGGGCCGCAATGCCCCCGCCTGTTGCCCCCACAAGGGAGACAGAGAATGGCAGATCGTTACGCAAGTGAATTCGTGGGGGTCAAGGATGGCACGAAGGTGCCGCCCGATCGCTCAAACGCAATCTTTGTCGGCGCCAAGGTGCGCCGCATCCGCGCGACCAAGCAGGTGCTGGCCGACCA